GCTCTGGAATGCCTTTGCTGTAGCAATTAATGGTATTGATAGTACCAATAAGCCAGTTGCCAATACAGATACTGCTAATCCTAAAGACACTATACCTAGTGATAGAGATATAAATGCCGGACCAGCTAAATAACAAGATATGATAGCAAGATTTAAGATACCAACAAGCTGTAGCAATTTTACAGTATCTATACCAGACATATCTATCTCTGATAAAAGCTTTAAAGCCTCTACTGATGCTTTTGCTACTCGAGCAAATGCTCTAAACGCTACTGATAATGACAATAGCACAACAGCTAAACCACCTAATACAACTAGGGCTGGTATAATACCAGTAGAACTTGTTATTACGGTAAGCACTGATACAGCCGCAACTAGAACTGATAGAACAATAGCCATTGATACCGCAGATGCTATCAGTTTACTCCAATTAGCATCGTTTCCGTTAAGTAACATATTCATTGCTACAACAACAGCGAACAGAAGTCCTATTGTTATTATTGCTTGACCTAGTAATGCTGGGTTAAACAGTTTAAAGTTATTACTTAGATATGTCATGACCCCAGCTACTGCTGCCAGCACTAAAATCATTCCAGCTATAGAAATTATCATCTTACTAGGCGATACATCTTTTGTGGCCTCTAGGATTAATTTCATTGAAATACCAACAGAAATTATTATTGCCACCATAATGCCCATCATGCCGAGAACTGTACCGCCAAGAGATATTCCACTCAAAGATTTAACTAGATCAGATACACCATAACAAATAATAATCATAGCAGTAAGCATACCAACAATGCCTATTCCAGCTTTTAATTCTGTAACATTGTCCATGGCATTTAATATTAAGCTAAAAGATATAGCTATTACCAGTATCATAGTGGTTAATATGCCTAACATACCCAAAGCTTTTCTGCTTATAGGTGATGACTCTATAGATTTAACCAGCTTTGCCATTGCGAATGCCGTTAAAAGTAAAACAGCAACTAAAGCTCCCATTGAAGCATATAAGACATCAATACCAGCAGTATTAGTTACCGATACCAGTGCATAAAGCGAAGCAGCGATAACAGCCATCATAGCTACAAATTCCATAAGCACAACAAGGTGCTTTTTATCTAGAGTAGTACTGTCTAGTGTCTTACCGATAGTCTTTATTGCCTGTCCAAGCACAAACATAACCAAAGATAATCCACCAGCAGCTGCTAAAATTGTAGACCAATCTCCTCCTTTAGTAGCTATGAGGAGTATAGATCCTGCTATTAGTCCTATCATAAGAACCATTGCTACTATGGATTTGATACTTACTTTGTCTGCATATTGACCAGCCAAATATAAAGTTGCTCCTAATGCTAATAAAGCTGTTCCTAATATGCCTACCGATTGCCATAAGCTTAATTTATCTTTAATAAATGACATAGCCACTATAGCAACTGTAAGTACGCCAACAGCAACAATCATAGCATATAGCGATTTATAATCTATTGCTTTCGCCGATTGAGTTACAACGGCTAACAGCCCAACTAAAAGAATAACAACTGTTAATAATGCGCATCCTTCATAAAATTTAACAATATCTACATGACCAAGTGCATAAGCTATTATGGATAATATACCTATTGCTACGGCAATACCTATCATTTCTTTTCCAATTCCAACAGCAACCGTTGAAACTTTATCAAGTACAAACATTAAAGCAAACATTTCGACAAATATAGCGGTTAATGCTGTAATACCAACAGCCAATTCGCCATTGTTTGCTATTTTTGCAAGGGCATGGATTGCGTATATAAGCAATAATACAGATACAGTAAATGCTAATATCGTACCAGCCATAGGGGTAGCTTCTTTACAAGCAAAGCCTAAAACTGATATTGCTGCAACTATTATACCTAGTGAGATGAGCACTGGATAGAACTTATCAAGGTTTTGTTTAATATCGTTTATGGATACACCATAAGCAATAATATCGTCCAAAGCTAATTCTATAAGCCATATAGCAGATATCAATCCTATAACGGATAATACGCTAACAGTCCCTGAGCCAACAGCTAAACGCTTAATTATTACAAAGAATAAAGCCATGGTCATAAGAACCTCGGCTAAAGCTTGAACTCTTTCATCTAGTCCATTAATATCAACACTGTTTAATTTTGATAATGCAGCGGCTAATAGCCATACACTACCAGCTATTGCCAGCATAGCAAATGCATTTGCTTCTATATTACCTTTTATTTTTGATACAGCATATGTAACAACAACCAAAGCTACTAACATCGAAGCCATCATTCCTATCGGTTTCCACACATCGCCATTCCAGTTTATTTCCGTAAGTTTCATTAGTGCTAATGACAAGATATACGCTGAAGCGGCAACAGTTACAAAGGTTAAAGCCATACTCTTCATTATGGAATTAGTCTTTGCTATATCTGATTTCTTACTATTAGCAACTAGAGCAACCATTCCAACAGTAACGGCCATTATAGCCATTAATGATCCTAATGATTTTGTGGCTGCATCTAACTTTGTAGAGTCGACAAATGTTAGAGCAATTAATGAAGCCGCTAATATAGCAACAGCGATAGCATAAGATTTAACAAGTTTAGCTTGTGAGTCATTTCTTATGTATGTTGATATCGATTTAAATACACCTTTCATGCTAGATATAGTAGAGCTTATAGCTAATGGAACAGATGCTAAAGATTTTAATAAAGCACCTAGATTCCACGATAAGTACGAGAAACTTAAACCTATACTAGTTAATGCTGTACCTAGTCCCATAACTCCGACTTTAATAGCATCTATAGAGTTGAATTTCTTTATTGCCCAATCAAAGAATTTATCAACGCCAGAAGTTAGTTCGCCAAAAGCACCAGACAAATTAGTTAGGAATGCGGAAATGCCTTCTCCATTAACCAATGATTTTCCAGCGGCTGCTATGTATTGTATTCGATCACCAAGAGTCATTGCTCCGGCAGAAGCACCGAGTAATGAGCTTCCCTTTTCAGTCACCCATCCAACAAATTGCTCATAGTTGCCTTTTGCTTCTGATAGAAATCCCATGAAGTTTTCAAGTCCAGTATTTATAGCCTCTAATGTTCGTAGCATCATAGGATTCTCTTCAGCATCATCCAATTCGCCTAAAAACGAATCTACAGTGCTTGTTGCTTCGATGAAATATCCTAGCAAACGATCCCCGATAAGATCTGCTAAATCTTTAAGCGCATTTTTTATTTTTTGAACTGCTGGTAATTGATTTAACTTTTCGAAAAATGTAGTAACATATGTGACTACCATTTTGATTATTTTTCCGAATGCTTCCATAGCAGTTCGAAGCAGATTATTTTCTCTGTACCAGTTTCTAAATTTGGTTATTATAGCACCTATTTTTGCTGTCAATGTTAAGATGACATCTAAAATTACGGATAAGACCGGGCCGAAACTCTTAGACAGTCCGCCTAAAACGGCTTTTATAACCATTCGTATGAGATCTAAAGCAGACCATAATCCAGTTAGAGCGGTCTCTAATTTATTAGCACGATTTTCATTTAATTCGAAATAGCCAACAAATTCAGAAAATATTTCCCCATATTCTTTAATATCAGCTATCAAATCTTGTATTGAGAATACTTTTCTAAATGAAGAAAATGCTTTAAGAACTACAGTTTTAACATTGTTAACTATAGTCTTAATACCTTTTAAATATGACTTAAACGACAGTATAAGCTTACCTATAGGAAACAAACTCGTCTTTAAATTATCAGTGCTTTCAGTTGTTTCATTAACTGATTGAGTTAACTGGTCTTCTGCTTTCTTAGTTTCTAGAACAGAGTTAACAGCCACATTTTCTAAGTCTCTATTTCCAGCGGCTAATTGATTTATAAGGTATTGAATAACATCATATTCCTCACCAAATTCGTCCTTTCTAGCCTGACCCACTCCGTGCAATCCTTGGAACCACACTTCTCGAGCTTTTTCTATTTGCTCGGCCGAAGCATAGATTGCGTCAGCGGCTTCTTTAGTCTCTTCCGCTGCTTTTCCGAATATTGATTCTTTAACTGTGGTCTGCAGATTAGTCCACTTATTAATCAAGCCGGATACTGTATCCATACCTCGTCCAACAATGTCAACAAAAAGCTCTAAAGAGTCAGTTTTAAAATCGCCGAGGAGCGTTGAAACCATTTTAGAAACGGCTGATACTAAATTCTTAAATTTATCTTCTAAAGGAAGCATCGCCTCCTTTATTTTATTTATAGTTTTTCTTACATCATTTAAAGTATTTATTAAATCGTCATTTTCAATAATACCAGATGCAAATATAGCACCTATTCTGGATAAAGCCGATCTAATATTTGACATTGAACCAGAGAAAGTTTTGTTTGCTTCTTTAGCATGTTCCGCAAATGTCTCCTGCATAGCAGCTGAGAATTCTTCGAAACTGATTTCTCCTTTCGTGGTCATGTCACGAATTTCAGCCTCTGTTTTGCCCATAGACTTGGCAATTTCTGCTGCTGCATTTATTCCTCTAAGCTCAAGCTGTCTTAGCTGCATGGTCATCAGTCGACCTTGTCCTGCAACTGTTGTGAATATTCTACCGATTTCTCCAAAATCAGCACCGGTCATAGCAGCCGTACCACCAATAGCCAGCAAGGTATTTTTCATGTCCTCACCAGTATCAATGCCCGATGCTGCTAACTGAGAAGCAACCGATACAGCGGAATCCAAACTATAAGCTGTTCCATCAACGGCGTCTGATGCTGATTTAAATGCTTCTTCGACTTTAGTTGAGTCTTTTAATAAACCTTGAAGCGTAAATCTAGCTTGGGCTATACTAGCCGCTCTTCCCCAACCACCTGATTGTATCTGGCCTATAACACCACTAATTTTTGATGAGGCAAGGTTCATAACCTTATTTGTGATGTTCTGTATAGCCGTCATTCCAACAATACCTAAAGTGCTGAAACGGTTTTGCAGTGCATCTATCTGATCTGATATATTAGCTAATGAAAAGCTATTGAATGCGCTGGACAGAGCATTTATTCCGGTTATGGAGTTATTAAATTTCAGACTTTGCTTAAGCTCATCAAGGCTCGCTAAAGTCTGTTTAACGCCAGCTTCAAACTGAGCATTATTAAATTGCATGTTAACAACTTTATTATCAACATTATTTGAGCTCATGCGTTCTTAACCTCCTCCCAGATTTGTTCTGCTAATTCATCAAAAATGGTGCGCATGGCTGGGTTAATATAATCAACACCCTGCACATACACACCACTAGCTGTTCCATGGCCATATTGTATTCCTATAGCGA